ATGATTTGGAGTCCTGCAATAACAGCAGTATTGATAGGCATTGTTGCCGCCTTTTCCTTCGGTGGCGGGTTTGCATTGGGGGACTGGCGCATGGCTTCCCGGGTGGCGCACCTGAGCTCGGACAATGCATTGCTGTCAGCGGCCAACGATCGCTGCGCAACGGATATCGAAAAGGTGCGTGCTGCCATGGATACGCTCAGGGCTACGACAATCGCCAGGGAAAAAAACGCTGCCAAGGCAATGCAGACCGCATCGAAAGCGGCCGTGCGGCACACGAAAGCCGCCCGGAAAATACAATCCCTGCCGCCTGCGAAGCCCGGGCATCTGTGCGAGAAAATGGCTGCTGAACAAATGGAGTATGTGCGTGACCGTCGCCAAAATGAGTAGGCGAGGCTGCCTTGCCATGCTTCTGGTCCTCATGGGGGGATGCTCCAGCAAGCCGATCATCCAGACCCGCGTGGTGGAGAAACCCATAGCCGTGCCATGCCGTATCGGGATGCCGCCAGAGTGCAAATCGACCTATGCGGTGGACCGCGTATCGCCGGGCGACGATGCCCTGACGATTAATCGGGCGCTGCGAGCGGAAATAGAGGAACGCTGGGCGTGCGAGACCAAGCTGCGTGCCGCCCTGGCAGGTTGCAATATCCCACCGTTTTCGCCAACTCACTGAGAACACGCAAGATTGCAAGGAACCATGAAAGCATATCCATTGGAAAACAGACCTGAAAACGGAACCAGGGAAAAAGCGTGTATATCTGCCGCCGCTGCAATCACTGAAAAAATGAACGCGCCGGCACAGGAGATCCGCACGATGCTGGATAGGATCTGCGCCGGCATTTCCCTCGGAAAATCGACACGCGCAATGTGTATCGAAACCGGAATCAGCCAACGTTTGCTCTGGAGCTGGCTGGCAGGCAGCGCGGAATTCATGGAGCAATATCTGCGCGCGAAGGAGTTATGCGTGGATGCGTATGCCGAGGAAATCATCGAAATTTCGGATGACCGATCACAGGATCTCCATCTCGATGAAAAAGGGCGGGAGATAACCAATAGGGAGGCCATAGCGCGCACCCAGCTGCGCATCGATGCGCGCAAATGGTATGCATCCAGGCTGGCGCCCAAAAAATACGGCGACAAGGCAATGGAAGCGCAAACTGGCAACGACAGGAAAACGCGCATGGCTCCCAGCATCGAAATCGCCTTCGTGCCGGCCGGGCGCGGGGATGGAGCCGCCGGCCTGTCGTGATCAACGTAGCGGCGGCGGCACCCATGCAGCATGGCATGCGTGGCGAGGTTTCATGATGGCTGCACATCGGGCCGAATTTCCGGAAAAGCTGCGCTTCCTGTTCGCCCCGGCAAGATACAAGGTTCTGTATGGCGGGAGAGGCGGCGCCAAGAGCTGGGGTGCCGCCAGGGCGTTGCTGATCCAGGCGGCAGCATCGCCATTGCGCGTGCTGTGCGCCCGCGAATTTCAGAACTCGATCGCCGATTCCGTGCACCACCTGCTACAAGCGCAAATCACCGCAATGGGCCTGGAGGCATTTTATGAGGTACAGAATAGCGCGATCCGCGGGGCCAATGGATCGGAATTCCTGTTTGCCGGATTGAGGAACAATATTTCCCGGATCAAATCGTTCGAGGGCATTGACAGGGTCTGGGTCGAAGAAGCGCAGGCAGTAAGCAAGACCAGCTGGGATACGCTGATTCCGACCATCCGCAAGGAAGGTTCGGAAATCTGGGTGACTTATAACCCCGAACTGGAAACCGACGACACGCACCAGCGATTTGTGATCCATCCCCCGCGGGACGCGATGGTGGTCAAAATCAACTGGAGCGACAACCCCTGGTTCCCGGAAACACTCTGGCGAGAAAAAGAAGAACTGAAAGCAAGGGATCCGGATGAATACCAGAATATCTGGGAGGGCCATTGCAGGACGGCGCTGGAAGGCGCGGTGTACGCAAGGGAATTGAGACGGGCCCAGGAAGAAGGACGCATCGGAGGCGTTCTCCACGATGCCGAAAGGCCTGTTCATACATTCTTCGATCTGGGGTGGGCCGACAGCACCGCCATCTGGTTCGCGCAGACCGTGGGCGCCGAGCTCAGGCTGATAGATTATTACAGCAATGCTCAAATGCCGATTCAGCATTATCTCGGCGTGCTGCAGGACAGGGGATATATCTATGGCATGGACTGGCTGCCGCACGATGCAAAAGCCAAAACCCTGGCGACCGGACGAAGCCTGGAGGAAATCATGCTCGCGGCCGGACGCAGGGTCAGGATAGTGCCGAATCTGTCCATTACGGATGGAATCAATGCAGCCAGAACAGTGTTCGATCGCTGCTATTTCGACGCGACCAAGTGTGCGGAAGGATTGCAGAGCCTGCGCCGTTACCGGTTTGACGTCGACGCGGAGACCGGGCAACTCAGTGGCAGGCCTTTGCACGATTTCCACAGTCACGCAGCGGATGCATTCAGATATTTCGCCATCTCGGTCGAAGAGGACAAGCCCATGGTCAGCGCGCGCGGCATCAGCATGAAAGGATGGCGGGGATGATGGAATTTCCGATAACGGCGGATATACCGGTCGAAGCCTACGACAAAATCTGCAGGGATATACGTGACCAGCCCAGGTGGCGCCTCGAAGCAGACACCGATTGCGACTATTACGATGGCTCGCAGATAAACAAGGAAGTACTCAGGCGGCTGAGGGAGGCTGGCATACCGCCGCAGGATTCGAATCTCATCAAGCCCACGATCAATGCAGTGCTGGGAATGGAAGCGCGCAGCCGCACGGATTACAAGATCACCTCCAATGACGAGCACCAGGCCGAAATAGCGGAGGGCCTGTCAGCCCGGATCAAGGAGGTGGAAACGGAATCCCGGGCGGATCGCGCCATGTCCGATGCCTATTCGAGCATGATCCGCGCGGGTATCGGATGGGTTGAGGTATCGCGCGAGTTCGATCCGCTCCGGTATCCCTATCGTGTGCGGGAAGTACATCGCAACGACATCTACTGGGACTGGACATCCAGGGAGCCGGATCTGTCGGATGCCCGCTATCTGCGCCGCGACAAATGGGTGGACCGATTGCAGGCCGTTGCGATGTTTCCCGAGAAGGAACAGCTCATCGCCAACAGTTGGAGCGGATGGAGCCGGACGGATGTGTATGAGGGAACCGATACCGGCATGGCAAGCGCCTTCGAGATCGAGCAGACGTGGGGCCGCAACCACGATGAATACCTGAGCCGGAGCTCGGGGATGGTGCGCTTATCCGAATTATGGTATCGGCATTTCGAGGACGGCCATGTTCTGGGGCTGCCCGATGGAAGAATCATTGAATACCGCGAAGACAATCCGGTTCACCAGGCTGCGGTAGCCAGAGGGCTGGTGCGGGTGCAGAAATGCCTGCTCACCCGGGCACGAGTCGCCATCTGGCTGGGGCCGCATAAATTGATGGACGCGCCCAGTCCATTGCCGCATGCGGATTTCCCGTATGTTCCATTCTGGTGCTTCCGCAAGGACCGCTCGCTCGCGCCCTACGGGCTGGTAAGGGATATGCGCGGGCCGCAGGACCAGATCATCGATCTGGATATTCTGCTTTACGAAGTGCTGAACTCCGTCAAGGTGGAAATAGATAACGACGCGCTCGATCTCAACCAGAACACCTATCAGGAAGTCGCGCGCAATATCAGCAGCCTGCGCTCGATGACGGTCCTCAACTCGCAGCGCAGGAATGCCGGTGGATTCAAGGTGACGCGGGAACATCAGCTTGCCGTGCAGGTATTTCAACTGGTGCAGGAGCGCAAGCGAAGAATCGAGGAAGTTGGCGGAATCTACCGCTCGATGCTGGGAGCGGACACTTCCGCAACCAGCGGCGTGGCCATCAACAGCCTGGTGGAACAGGGTTCCACGGTGCTGGCTGAGCCGAACGACAACTTCCGGTATGCACGGCGCATAGTGGGGCAGCAGCTCCTGGCATTCATCAGGCAGGATATGCTGGGCAGGGAATCCGCCGTGGCGGTCAGGCATGGAAGCGGCCGCAGGATGGTGGTTTTCAACCGCCCGGTCATGACTCCTGCCGGCCCTGCCATTGAGAACGACATCGAGACCGCCCAGGTCAAGGTCGTGCTGGAGGATGTGCCGGCCACGCCGAGCTTCCGCGCGCAGCAACTGCAGGCACTGGCGCAGATGGTGCAGGCGGCGCCTCCGGCATACCAGGGGGTCATGTATCCGGCCATGCTGGAGCTGTCGGATGTGCCCAACCGGCATGAGCTGGCGGATCAGTTGCGCAGGGTTGGGGGCATGGGCGCCGCGGCAGCCACGACCGCCACGGCCGCCACAGCCGAGGCGAGCGCGGGGGACGGATGATTCCGCCGACGCCCAGGTAAAACCATGGCGTCATGAAAAGTCACGAAAGCAGGTCCGGCTACAGGTCCTGTCAACACTTGTTTTGCGTCCAAGATGGGTGAGGATTCGAGGTACGGCGCAAGCGTGCAGCACTGGCAGTCACATAGTTACATCTGAAAGTTACATCTGAAAAGACGTGAAATGAGCAAATCAGCAGGTAAGTTCCTAAACAACCATCGAGGAGATGACATGATCAGTCTGGTGTATGACAAAATAATTGGTGTTTTTCAATATGGAGCAGGATCGGTTCTCAACCTTGCTCCAAGTGTCGAAGCAGATCTTGTCCGGGCGGGTAGCGCGAAAACCGTGCCGCTCATCAGGCCCATCCTGCAGTCCGGCGTGCGCTGCCATTCGGATGCGGTCGGCACCTGGTCCCTGGCGGGAGGCGTGATAACGATTTCGCGTACAGCCCACGGCGCGCTTACCGGAGACAAATACGCCTTTGCGCCCACGGCCGGGACCGGAACCACCCCCGCTGCAGGCATATACGCAGTGACCGGCACGCCCGATGCGAATACCCTGACGCTCTCCGCCGACGCCAGCATCGCAGGCACGGCGGGAACGGGGACCATGACGGGCATTGGCGCTCAGACTCTATTCTCGGACACTGTTCCGGGCGGCAGCATGGGAAAGAACGGTTCGCTCCGGATCATGTGCCGGCACCGCCACGCCAACAGCGCCAACACCAAAACGTTCGAGGTGTTTTTTGGCGGCGTCAAATTCACTCAGTATGGTGCTACGACCACACTCAGCAGCGGAGTGATGGCCTGGATCCAGAATACCAACAGCGATCAACTGCAGCAGTTGTCCACCTCCCCCGGATCGGGGGTCGTAGTCGGCGCCGGTTCCTATAATGCCACAGGAGCCGACTGGAAGACCGCGAATATCGATACCTCCGTCGATCAACTGCTGGTGATCAAGTGCACCAAGGTAAACGGGGCCGAATTCGCTTCGCTTGAAAACATCATCGTCGAACTTATCCCTTCCCTGGACTGATCATGAAAATTTATCCAATCAATGACGCGAATTTGCCGGTATCACAAGCATACCGGCCGCAACTCGAACGATTTTTTCAGGGCGGAAATATTTACGTGGTGGAAGCGGCAGGGGATTACGCGGGATTGCCGCAGCCGATTCTCGATTTGCTGAAAGGCAGAACATCAACGGCATTCCTGAAGTCGCCAAGCTTCTATCCCATGTACTACAAAGGCTTGCTGGCGAAATTCCTGGTTCATCCGGAAACCGACCTGACCACCATGACAATCGATTCCAATGGCACCACGGCGGCTGGCGTAAGCAGTACCGTCGGCAAGGCAAACAGGGTCTACAGTATTCCCGGGGCAATCGTCTCCAGAATAGAACCCACTGACACGCCGGTTGCCCATGGCTATCGCGGAGAAATATTTTCACCCACGCTCTATGCCCAGAAGCTCGCCTTTGGCACACCCTACAACATCGCCGTGGGCCTCAAGCTATGCTCATGGGATTTCATCAACAGCCCTTCCACGCGCATGATCATTTTCCAGGTGCGCCAGACGGAAGACCCCGGCGACTATTCCGGCATTCCCCCACTTTTCCTGTCGGTAGTCGGATCGAAATTCCGCATCAGCTACGCGTATAACGAAGCCGCCATTACCACCGGCCCGGTAACCGAACGCATACTTTATGAATTCGATGCAATCAGCGACCAATGGGTTTATTTTGGCTTCCGGGCGATTTTCAGCTATACGGGCCAGGGGTATCTCGACGCTTACGTGAACGGCAGCCTCGTGGGCCGATACGATGGCTCGCTGGGGTATAACGACAAGCTTGGAAACTTCGCAAAGATGGGCTGCTACGACGGAGCGGGAGATGGATTTCCTTCTGGCGTCGCCAGCCGGGAAATCCACTACAAGGGATGCATCTTGATAGAGGAAAAAGCCGGTTACTCGCTCCCTGACATGTATGCGGACCTGCAGGCCGTGTGACGATTGGAACAGGTAAAGCTTTTGGTGAGTTGAATTTTAAATGGAATGACGCATGATCAAGTTTCGGACCGACAAGACGGTTAGCCTTATCCGTTATGGTGCGGGAACGATCGCCAGCCTGCCCCGGGAGATCGAGGCGGCATTGATAGAGCAGGGCGCCGCCGAAAACTCCCTGGTGGTTTCCAGACCAGTCGAGGTTTTGTCGAGCTCTGCCGCGCCGATCGGAAGCGCATGGACGGGAGTCGACGAAGTGCTTGCTTCATTCGTCATTCCTCAGGGAATGTTCGGCGTGAACAGCATTCTTCAGATCGAGCCGTTATGGACATTCGCCAGCAGCGCGAACAGCAAGATCTGCAGGGTGAGGGTGGGAGGCATCCTGGTTTATTCCGCGACGCGCACCACCTCGACCAGGGAGGCTCCGCTGATCATCCTCGCCAACCGCAATTCCCTGAGTTCCCAGATACAGCCATATGATACGACTTACGCCACTGCCGGGTCGGGAACTCCCGCTACCTATGCCATTGATTTTTCCATGGCAACCACTGTCGAGATCATGGGACAGAGGGCAAATGCGGGAGACGCCTTGACGCTCGAGTATTTCCGTGTTTTGCACTTTGTGGGTGATTGAAATGACTACCTGGTATTTCGATTCGCTCTACGGCTTAGACGCAAATAACGGAAAGAGTCAAGATAAAGCAAAACGATATTATGAGGTCTTCGCTAATGTGGGATTTCCTGGTGCGGCACAGGGGGATACCTATCTTTTCAAGCGTGGAACCACACAAGCAATTTCTATTTTAAATATAGGAGTGGGATCTGGGGCAGGCACCACGCAGAGAACGCGGTATGGTGCTTATGGCATTGCGCAAGTTCCTTATTCAATCTGGACTCCTCCTCCAACTGGAACGCTGAATAATAGCTTTATTCTAAACGGCAGCGGTAGGAGTTATATCGATTTTGAAGATATGTATTTCGATGCGCTGAACCGCGCTACTTATACTCTTTATCTTGTCGCTAGTGGTGGCACAGGGAATTCGGGTCACAGATTTCAGCGATGCTATTTTGCCAATACCGCCCCAGGTGCTAATGGAACAGGGCTATTTTTCGGAGGTACTGATACATCAACGGGAGACACGAGCGACTATCTTTTCGAAGATTGCCACTTCCTCAACAATCCCGTTCATGGAATGCTTGTCAATGGCGCACATGGGGTCGTTGTCAGGCGCTGTAAATTTTACGGCAATGGTTTCAATGCCCCAGCGGGAGGTCACGGATTCTCCAACAAATACCGGCTCCAGGAATTTACCCCGTCAGGATGGATGCAGGCTGGATTGGTCTGGTATAGAGCTTTGGCGGCGTATCAGGCCGATGTGTACTATGTCACGACGAAAGTCAGCGGGTATGGCAGGCTCAACAAAAATACAATCAATCCAACTACTCCTAGTGCCGGCGAATTTGGCGTTTCCGGCGGAAATCTTTATATCAATATCAACTCGGTCACAAATCCGGCTAGTCAATCCGTAAAATATGCCTGGGGGCGCTGCTGCAATTTATTGGTAGAGGATTGTGAGGCTTATGACAACGTCAACGACCCATCTTCACCTTTTGTTGAGGGTCATGGTTTCGCTTTTGATAACTGGACTGACGACTCGGTATTCCGGCGGAATAAGTCATACAACAACGGCGGCAGTGGATTCTCCATTAATATGGGCGACCGCAACATCCTCGAATCCAACATCGCATACGGGAATCAGGCATCGGGAGCGGTGCTGGCATCCTCGTGGGGAAGTGTCCTGCGCCACAATACATTTTTCGATAATAATCTGGGTCCATCCGGTATCCGGAATAATGGGGAAATAAGCGCTTTTCCGAACTGCAAGAATGGCAACATTACGAACAATGTTCTGCGCCATATTGGTGACCGGTTTTATGGTGTCGATATTTTCCCTGATGTGACCGGATTTACTGGACAGAACAATTGCATATGCGGCTACCTGAACACGGACCGTGGCTCGGCATTGACCGGCACCATTACCGACAATCCGCTGCTCGATGCCCGCCACCGCCCGCAGGCAGGCGCGATCAAGCGTGCCGGGGCCTACCTGGGCGGCAGGGATTTCAGCGGCAGGACGTTCCATAACCCTCCGAGCATTGGCGCGGTGGATGCTGCGGCGGAACCGCCGGCACGCTATCTGTTTGTGAAAGCATGAATTTGTAAGTCATAAATCCTGCGTAAATCCTGCAATGGCCGCCTCCGGGCGGCTTTTTGTTTTGGTACGCAGCAATCATGGCAACTATTCGATTCTATCAATTCCGCGCAGCGGACCCGCTCACTGGGTTAAACAGTTGGAGGAAAAGCCAATGGCGATGAAAACCGATGATCTTACGGATGAAGCAATCACGAATCCCGCGCCGGAGGATGTAGAGACGCTGGGGAACGCGGCTCCCGCGCCAGACGAGCAGATGGCGAAAGACGAGTCCAGCCCGGAAGAGCAGGAAGGCCCGGCTAACGGCGCGGGGGAAGACGAGCCGATCGTCCATACGAAGAATGGCAAGGGGATCATTCCCTACGGAAGGCATAAAGCATTGCGTGTGGAAAACTCGGTGCTGCGCGAGCAGCTTCAGGCTGCTCAGCTGGAAAACAGAAAGGCGGCTGAAAGGCTCGAAACCCTGTTGAAGCAGAAGAATGAGGATGCGCAAGGAATGGATGGCGCAGTCTCCGATGAAGCCCTGGCAAAGCATCTCCAAAGGCTGGAAGCAGATATGCCGCAGGTCCACCAGGTCATTACCGCCGTACTGGAGGGAAGCCGGAAGCAAGGCAAAAAACTCGAAAATACGCTGAATGAGCTGAGGCGCGAGCAGGAAGCATCGGCTCGCGCCCGGCAACTCACCGTGGAGGAGCAGATCGCCGAAGCCAAGGATGGCAACCCGGACCTGGTGCACTGGGAAAGCAATGATCCGCAGGCATGGGAGGAAGCGCTGAAACAGGACGAAATTCTCCGGACCAGCAGCAAATGGACGGGAAAGTCTTTTGCTGAAAGGTTCGAAGAGGTTGCACGCCGCGTGAAGGCAATCATGCCGGAAGCTTCCATGCCAAAGCAAGCCGACCCGGAGCAGACCAGGGTTGACGTACGAGCCAGGCTTGAAAATGCCCCGGCAAGAAAGCCCACAACCCTATCGGATATCCAGGGCGGAGCCCACCCCGCTTCCGAGCGCGATCAGATCGAAAACCTGAGCCCGCATGAACTGGCCAGGCGATTGATGAAGATGCCCTCGCAGCAGGCAGCAGCTTTAAGAGCCGAACTCGATTAAAAAGGACCCAATGAAATGGCTGAAACAAATGTTCCAAGCGGCAGCCCGATTGCCGTAAAACACTATAGCGCCGCGCTTTTCGCCAACACCCTGAAGGGCACTTCAGCCCTGGAAAACCTGGTAGGGCCGGTCGAGCCTTCCGCCACCATGGAAAAATTTGCCGGCCAGACCCAGCCCGGAATGCCTCTGGTGAGGATCGACAACCTGATGAAAGGCGCAGGCGAGGTGGTGTCCCTCGACCTGGTCGATACCGTTGGCGGGGAACCGCTAATGGGTGATATCAACCGCGAAGGCAAGGGCAGCACCCTCTCGTTTTCCTCCATGGAAATCAAGATCGACCTGGCAAGCAAGGTCATCGACGCGGGCGGCAGCATGTCTCAGCAACGCACCAAGCACAACCTGCGCGAAATTGCCCTGGCGCAATTATCCGGCTATTTCCCCAGGCTGGACACGCAGGAATCGCTGGTGCATCTCGCCGGCGCCCGCGGGTCGCAGATCGGAACGGACTGGACCATTCCCCTCCAGAGCGCACCGAATTTCACTTCCGTCATGGTCAATCCCGTCAAGGCGCCCACATTCAACCGGCATTTCGTGGTGAATGGCGCAAACCTGGTTCAAGGCGGGCAGCAGCTGGGCGCCGTCGTTTCCACGGATCAGCTCAAGCTCAGCCATCTGGATAATTTGCGCAAGCGGATCGACGACATGGACCAGCCCTTGCAATCGGTGAAGCTGGCCGGGGACAGCGCCGCGCAGACCTCCAGGATGTGGGTGTTCGTCGCCACCCCGAACCAGTATTCGATCCTGCTTACCGAAGGCTCCCTGCGGGCATTCCAGCAAAACGCGGTAAACCGGGCGGCATACCTCGATGGCCGGCATCCCCTGTTCGCCGGAGAAGTGGGCATGTGGAATGGCATCCTGGTAATCAAGAACGAGCGGGCAATCCGCTTCATGCCGGGAGATACGACCAAAATCGTGACCGCCGCGAACGCACCCACCGCCGCCGAAACCGATCAGGCAATCAATCCGGCTCTGGCTGCGGGTTATGCGGTGGAGCGGGGTCTCCTCCTGGGGGCACAGGCGCTTGGCGTAGCCTACGGCAGAACCAAGATCAGCGGAATGCAGTTTGGCTGGAAGGAGCACTGGTACAACTTCGAGAGCAACCTGGAAGTCATGGGGGAAAAAGTATGCGGCAAGGCCAAGGTCCGGCTTTTCATCGATGATGGAACAGGAACCAAGGTGCCGACCGATTTTGGCGTGATCGCAGTCGATTCCGCTGTATCGCTGTAATCCCCGCAAGCGCTGTGTTCCAGCCTACCAATGCCATTCTTCAAGGAGTGTATCGATGGCTACTTTCAACGCACCAGATCTGGTTACTAAAAATCGCCACATGGGCGGATATGGCAACGCCGTGGTGGTTTACGGCTCCGTAACCCCAGCGGCAGCCGCGGTCGGGGATGTGTACCGCCCGGTCATCATCCCTGGAGGCCTCGACGTGACCGATATCGATATCGTCAACGACGATCTCGATACCGCCGGAACGCCCGCTATCGGATGCAAAATCGGTTTTGCGCCGGTCAATGCGAACGAGGGGCCGACGGCCGATGATGCCTATTTTTCCGCAAGTGGCAACGTCCTGTTTCGCAATGCAGGGCGTACCACGCTGGCTTTTCAACCCCTCAAGTTCGAAAGGCCGGTATTCCTGACCATCACGGTTACCGCAGCCGCAGCCACCTTCGCTGCCGGCAAGGTAACCGCGATCGTCAAGGGCGACGGCATAGGCATCAAGTAACAGGGCGGGTGAAAAGCAAACCAGGGCGGCCGCCCTCATACCACACCAAGCACGCTAAGCAAGCTAAGAACATCAAACGGAGGCCGCTCCTTTTATGGGAGCCTGATATGCCATTAGTGAAATACATCGGCAAGACCGTCAAGACCGACAGCATCGGCCGGATCGGCCTGCGCTGGGAACCGGGCCAGGTTCGCAGCGTGACCGCCGAGATGGCGGAGCGTCTGCTGCCATTTTCCGATAGCTGGGCGAAAGCAGACAAGCCCGCGGATAACGGGAACGATGACCATCCGGACGGCGCTATCGGCCTGCTCGCGGAAGAAGCGCGGATGGAAGAACCGATCCCCGTGGTCGATTTTCACGGCATGGATAAAGTGGCGCTGGCCGAGTTCGCTCAGCGCAACTACAACCAGAAGCTGGACAAGCGCCAGAGCAGGGAGGCGCTGCGGCAAAAAGTGGTCGCCCTGTTCTCGCAGCACGAGCTGGATAAGTAATCCTAAATCCGGCAGTCGGCCGCTCGTTTTCAGACTAAGGATATGATCTATAAAAACTTTTCTCAGTACTCGGCGCTCATCTATATGGTGAGTTCGCTACATGGCGGATTGTGCAATTTTTGCGGTACATGGCAGCGTTGCAACTCCTTGGAATGGAATAGCCATTCCGCGTCGCAGCACCTTGCCCTGCACGCCAAAAACCACACACTCCATCCTGTCCAACTGCCGGATTCAGGATGATGGCATTCACCTATCGGTCGGCGGTCGATCTTGCGCGCATCCCGTTGAACGATGCGAGCAAGGACAGATATCCGGATGACATACTGCTGGCGTTCGCCAACCAGGGCGTGCTGCAGATACTGAAGCGCCGGCCTGATCTTTTCTCCCAGCAATTCGTCCCATGGCCCGATTGGGCCGACGGCGAAAGGCTGCTGGACGATGTTTTTCCGCTGCCCGCCGGGTACCTGCAAACCGTGGCGGACTACATCACCTTCCGGGCTGAAACGGTGGATGACGAACACGTCAGTTCGGGACGGGCATCCGCATTCGGCCGATTCTTCGAGGGGGAGATTCCGCTATGAAATGGAAAATGCGTTGGTTCCATCCGGAAGGGAGCGCGTACCCGTGAAGCTCTGGAGCGAATTCTACGACCTGGTTGCTCCGCATCTGCCCGGTTGCCCATTCGCAGCCATGGACAACGCACTGCGCCAGGCGGCAATTGTCTTCTGTGAACAATCGCTGGCCTGGCGGTTCGATCATCCGGCCATAGCGATCGAGCCCGGCGTATCTGTCTATCCTTTCGCCCTGCCCGCTGAATCGGCGCTGCATGCGATTCTCCATGCGGTGCTGGATGGCAGGAAAATTGCATGCTTCGCTGCCGGCAGGGATATGGAGGAACGCAACAGGGCGATCAACCTCCTGCAGGGCGTGCCATCCTGTATTTTTGGGAGCGCCGATTCTTTCACGCTCGCGCCCGAACCCACCGCAAGCGGGGTTTTGATTCTGAGAGTTGTCCTGAAACCATCCCTAGCCAGCACTGGCCTGGGCGACAGGGAATTTGACGAATACCGGGAAGCGATAGCCCATGGGGCGCTGTTCCGGTTGATGTCTTCGCCCAAGAAGCCTTATACCCAGCTTCAACTCGCGTCAACCCACCAGGAGCAGTTCGGCATCAAGACCGGCGCTGCTGCCATGAATGCGGAGAGAAGCTACATTCGCCTGCCGCTGCGCACACAAATCAGGGATCGGGCATAAGCTGCCATGAATAAGCCGCAATGAGGTGGACAAGCGCGGATAGACAGGGAAGAAGATATGGGGCTCAAGTTTTCCAATTTTGGCAAAGCGGTGGTCAGCTCCGCGCCCGCCGGAAGTACCGGTCTGAATTTCACCGTAGAGGCGGGCAAGGGGCTGCTTTTTCCGGCGCTGGGGTCGGGGGATTATTTCTATGGAATATTCAAGGATGCATCGGGCAATCGCGAAATCGTGAAGGTCGAGGCGCGCAATGCGGACAGCCTCACCATCGCCGCGGGCGGCCGGGGAATGGATGGCACCGCCGCCCGCAACTGGGCGGCAGGCGATTATTTTGTCGCAGGCATCACCAGCGCCGCATTGCAGGAATCGCTTTCGAATTCCAACCTCATCGCATTGGGCGGGCTTGCTTCCGCAGCGGATCAGGTGCCGTACTTCACCGGCCCGGGCACAGCCGCGCTGGCCGGACTGAGCGCTTTCATCCGCACCCTGCTGATACAGGCCGATGCGGCGGCGGCAAGAGCAGCGCTGGGAGCAGCATCAGCCGACCTGATTCAGGCAGGCACCGTCATGCTGTTTTTCCAGGCGGCCGCCCCGGCAGGCTGGACACAGGTAACCACCCACAACAACAAGGCCTTGCGGATCGTCAGCGGAGCAGGAGGAGGCTCGGGCGGTTCGGTTACGTTTACGAATGCTTTCACGACCCAGGCTGTGGGTGGATCGAATAGTGCGACGACACTAACCTCCGGCCAAATACCTTGGCATACACATAACACAATATTTTATGGAACGTCTGGAAGTGGTATCTCTCCGTCCAGTGGTGGTTCTCCTTTGGGTGGCACATCTATAGCCACTGATGGGGGCATAGGAGGCGGTGGCTCTCACAATCACACTTTCACGGGCACGGCCATCAATCTGGCGGTGCAATACATCGACCTCATCATTGCGAGAAAGGACTGATGGAGACACGCATGGCAGACTGCCCGCTCGGGGCAAAATGTGAAGAAGTCAAGCTGGACCAGTCAAGACCGGTGCTCTATCGCTGCCCCTGGTACGTGCAGGTTCGCGGCGTTAACACGAACACGGGAGAAGAAACGGATAGCTGGCACTGCGCCATTGCCTGGATGCCCACCCTCATGATCAACACCGCCAATGAATCGCGCAAGGGAGCAGCGGCCATCGAATCATTCCGCAACGCAATGGCCGGGCAGCGCGCCCAGGCCCGGCAAACACCCGGGCAGGAACTGCTGGCCGCCGCCCGGAAGGCGGAGAAACGACAGGTGGAATGGCAAAAGGAGGACAGCTGATGCGCATAACCATCATTCGCGATGACGGCCTGGTCGGCATCGGAGGCACATTCCGGATGGTTGATTTATCCGCCTTGCCTCCCGGCATCCGGGCAGTCCAGTGGGACGGAAAAAAAGGCCATGTGGAGCATGACGAATCCGCCAATACGCAACTCGATAATGTCGAGGATTTCCAGCCCTTCATCGAATTGTGGAAAGCGGCGGCGCCGCGACCAACGACTCCGGCTGCCGCTGCGTCCAGGCAGGATGCGTTCGCCCGCATCGATGCCGCCTACCAGGACGCCATCAGCGCCTTGAAGGCCGGCTATCCAGATGATGAGACCAGGAGCTGGCCCATGCAGGAAACGGAAGCGCGCGCCTGGCTGCAGAACCCGGATGCCGCCACGCCCTGGCTCGATGCCGCCGCAAACGCACGCGGCCTTTCCAGGGCGGAACTGGCCGGCAGAATCATGGCGAACGCGGCAGCATTTGCATCAGCCCACGGGCGGCTGACTGGAAACCGGCAAAAACTGCGGGATCAAATCATCGCATTGGGCGATGGCGCACCAAAGGAACAGATGGACGCGATCCAATGGCAAATGGATAAATAAGCCAGGCAGATCCGCCCGCCAGGACGCGGCCATGCCGCGTTTTTTTATTTTACGAGCCACCATTTTCGTGGAGGAGCAATCATGACTATGTATCAGCGTAATCGCATCAAGCAGGAGTTCGATCGCCAGAATGCGGCAGCCGACGCGGAGGCCGATGGGCTGCTCGACAAATTGAAGGCATCGAAGTGGACTGCCGCCATCCTGCTCGCATCCGCCGTGGTTTTGATCGTCATTCTCTGGAGCCTGCTCTGAAATGAACGAGGACGATAGCGAGCAAAAACCGGAACGGGTGGAGCGGCGCCGGGGGCCATCCACCTATACTCTCTCCTTCAGCGGGATCATCGCAATCGCCGGACTTGCTGCATCCGGCATCGCTACCTACAACGCGGTGCAGAACGATATCGCCAGCCTCAAAAGGGGGGAACTGTACCAGGAGCGTACCAATGAGCGCCTGAGCGACGAAATCAAATCCACCCGCGCGGAACAGCGTGAAACGATGAGAGAGTTCAATGAAAAACTCGACAGGATCATCGATCAGTGGCCCTATGGAAGAGACGGGAGAAATGGGAGAAAACAATGAGGCCTTATCTCGCAGCCCTGTTTCTCTCGTCCTGCGCTATCCTGGGGCCCACCCCAGGCGGAGATCGTCCTGCCGGCGCGCCTTTCCCCGCGGTCGATCCCGATTCGGGGCCGGATATGGATCCCGGAACCGGTTCGGAGACCCAGGCAGGCAGGACGGATGGGCGCAAAGCCCGATCCAGGCTGCCCTCGGCTACTGCGCCCGCACCGGCGGTCTCTTCCTGCGCCAATCTGGACGCGGGCGACCTGAAAGAAACCATAAAGGCGAAGCTCGACTGTATCAAGGAGAATGCCAAATGATTTTTCATGGCTCCGTCCCTCATGACTCTATCCTGCCTGATCCGCGCATGCAGCCTGCGGGGACAGGGCAGGATCGGGAAGCGGAAAAGGATAGCAGATGATCAAGCCGACTCCGACCCAGGCGCGCGCCACCGTCGCCATGATGGTGCTGGCCGCCTCCACTCTGGTAGGAATTGCGGTCCATGAGGGTTACCGGGAGGAGGCCTACATTCCCGTACCCGGCGACGTGCCAACCATTGGATTCGGCTCCACCGCCGGCGTCAGGATGGGCGACAAAACCACGCCCACGCGCTCGCTGGTGAGGCTGCTGGATGAGATCGAGGGAGTCTATGCCGCCGGGGTCAGGCGTTGCGTTACAGTGCCGCTATACCAGTACGAGTACGAAGCCTACGTGCGGCTGGCCTACAGTGTCGGCGTTCCCACGTTCTGCCGCAAGGCCGCACCCGGTAAACCACCCAATCTGATCGATCTGATCAATTCCGGCCGGTATGCCGAAGCATGTGCGCGCATCGAGGCATTCAAATATGGGCCCGGCAGAAAGGTGCTGCCCGGCCTGGTGAAAAGGCGGGCCGAGGAGCGGGCAATATGCGAAGGCAGGAAATCCTCCGGGGATGCCGTGCCTCCCGCGCCCCCCGTACCCTTGGCCGGGGATGAGGCCGGCAGCAAGGTTTCGCCCGGATGACCGCATTCCGTATCGCCGGGTTTTCCGGATTGGTGCCGCGCCTGGCAAAACAGCTGCTGGCGCCGAACCAGGCGCAGGTGGCGACCAACTGCAGGCTTACTTCCGGTGATCTCCGTCCCCGGAACGGTCTCCTGCCGGTGTATATGCCGGCCGTCGAAGGCGACATCGTATCCCTGTTTCGCATGGAGAAGGAAGACAATGGAAAATGGCTTGCCTGGGACAAGGATGTGGACGTGGCGCGCTCGCCCATTGCGGATAATGTATCCCGGCGCTTTTACTATACAGGGGATGGCGAGCCGCGCGTGTCGGATTATGACATGGCAACCGCAGGCACGGGACCTTACCCGTCCGGCTGCTACGTATTGGGGGTAACGCCGCCGAAGACGGCGCCTGCGGTCCTCCCGGCAGAGGGCCCCGGCGCCGGAGGAATGGTGACTTCTCGCGCCTATGTCTACACCTTCGTCACCCAATGGGGCGAAGAGTCGAAGCCGTCTCCTCCATCTTCCGCAATCAGCGGGGGCGATAACGGTAGCTGGATATTGTCAGTCATGGATGGCGCTCCGCCGAATTCGGGAACCCTGGCAGATGCGGTGGCGGATTCGCCGCTCCCGGGCCAGGCTGAGGTCGCGCTCGATACGGTTTTCGGCCTGCGCGCCGGTGAAGAAATCCAGTTTGCGTCGGTGGCTGGCATGACTGACCTGAATGGCAGGTTCCGGATTGCGGGGGTGGATACGGCCGCAAAGAAGATAACGGTGGCGCTCGCGACCAGCCAGGCATACTCGGGTGGAGGGACCTGGGCCCGCGTGGCGCCGCATAACACATCAGGCATGAGCAAGCGCATCTACCGGACTGTCACTGCCTCGAGCGATACGGAATATCACTATGTAGCCACTATCCCCGCGGCAGCTTCCACCTTCAATGACACTGTTACCGACGGTGAGGTGGCGCTGACGGAAATTCTGCCCTCCGCCGCATGGGAAATGCCGCCGGCCGGCATGCAGGGCATCATCATCCTGGCCAACGGCATCGCGGCTGGCTTTGCGGGCAACGAAGTATTTTTCTCCGAACCCTTCAAACCCTATGCCTGGCCGGTCGCCTACCGCCAGACCTACGACCAGGATATCGTGGCGATAGCGGTGAATGGCACTACCCTGGTAGGCATGACGACTGGAAATCCGTTCACCATTACCGGCGTGGAACCGGCAACGATGGGTGGCGGCATGGAAAAGCTCGGGGTGGCGTGGCCATGCATGGCCAAGCGCGGCGTCGCAAATTTTGCATTCGGCGTCGGCTATCCCGCGCCGCAAGGCATGGTGATCATCGGGACGGCCGCCGGAACGAGCGATATCGTCACCAAGGATTTATTCACCCAAAGCGAGTGGTCGGCACTGAACCCGGGCACATTCATCGCCGCCGCTGCGGATAACCGGTATTACGCCGGTTATTCGGCTGATGGCGGTTCGCTCATGTTCGTGATCGACAAGGCGGAGAGCGCCTCGTTTCTGAAGGTAAACCAGAAAATCACCGCCATATGGGCGGACCCGGCCACAGGCAAGCTGTATGTAGCGGCGGACCGGAAGATATATGAATGGGAAGGGGATGCCGGGACAAAATTGATCTACGAGTGGAAGAGCAGGAAATTCGTTACCGCGCCCCCTCTCAATTATGGCGCAGCCAGGATCGACGCGGATTTCGAGATGTCCGAGGAGGAAGTGGCTTTGGCACGGAGCGCAAATGAGAGCGCCGTGGCCGCCAACCATGCGCTGGCTGTTTCCGGCGCGATGGATGACGGACTGGCCGATTCAGCAGCGGGAGAGCATGAGATAGGAGGCGATGCGATGAGCCCGATTCCACCGTTGTGGCTTGATTCGCTGCAATTTCAGCTATGGATCGACGACACTTTGAAATTCAGCAAACAGATTGGCAGCAGCCGCGCTTTCCGCCTGCCAGGCGGCTACAAGGCCGATAACGTGGAAATCGTGCTGTCGGGCAATGTGAAGGTGTCTGCGGTGACACTGGCGGAAACCATGGATGGGTTAAGACAGGCCTGAGGCTCGGGCGGGCCGGGCCAGGCGGGTCCGGATAGCCAAGTTCGCTGCAGGATGGATTCAGGTTGATGGATTTATCGGTTCGCACCCGGGAAACCAGGACAACCAGGCGGAAACCAGAGGACTAGAGGAGACATGAAATGGCAAAATATGCACACGCGGACGTGCTGGACGGGGGGTTGAATGCGATCAGGAGCGGCAGCCTGCGCATGCTGCTGCTCAAGACGTATGCCGCGGGCGACAGCTATGCAACGGTGACCGGCAATGCCATATGCACCGTCGCGATGGGAAGCGATGACTTCACCCTCTCGGGGGCCGATGGCGCGGCGCGTGTCCTGGCTACGGCTGCCAAGAGCGCAACGGCGGCGGCCAGCTCGGGCGCGGCGCCGGATTTGCACATCGCGTTCACCGACAACGCCAGCAGGGTGCTATGGGTCACCGATGAAACGTCGGACCAGGTCGTCACCGGCGGCAACACGGTCGTATTTCCGTCCATCACCTACACCAGCTCCCAGCCTTCATGAAGAACCGGACGGGAGACAGATCATGGCATTGACGAAAACCGCGCGCACGCTCGTGGCGAACGGACTCAATCCTCCCGGTGGCACGACGCGCGGCACACTGGACCTCAATGCGGTGCAGGGCCCCAGCAGGCTTACCCTGAGCATAGCCAATGGCGCCATTGGTCCTGCCACGCAATGCACAGCGCGGGTATTGATCGCGCACAGCGCGACCCTGCCGCCTCCCGGCAGTGCGGGGCCGAGCTGGAAAACGCTTTTCCCGGCGGTTGGACCCGGCATCGCGGCGAATGCGGCGTTGGGCTGGACCTATCCCATCGGCCGGGAGATCATGTGCCTGGAGGTCGAATTCACGGGCAATACGGGACAGGCGGTTACCGTCGAGGCA